AAGTTGGGACTTAGTGGTAGCCAAAAAATATCAGAATCCAAAAGGTGGACTTAATGCTGCTGGTAGAAAATATTTTAAAAGAAAAGAAGGAAGTAATTTAAAATCTCCAGTAAAAAAAGGTGTCAATCCACGAAGAATTTCTTTTGCTGCCAGATTTGCTGGCATGAAAGGACCAATGAAAGATGAAAAAGGTCGCCCAACGAGGAAGGCACTGGCACTTAGGGCATGGGGTTTTCGATCCGTTGAATCAGCCAGAAACTTTGCAAACAGACATAAAAAAAATAAGTGAATTGAAAAGCATTTAACTTTTATATATTGATTGTAGTTTACCCCAAATCAAATATAAAGGAGAAATGAAAGATATGGACTTAGATGGCATTGTAAAAAGAGTTGACGAATTAAAAGATGAAGTTAATGATATTAAAGAGATTAACAAGGTGTTAATGGATAAGTTGCAAAAAGCATATCAAGATAGGATAGAACTTAGAGCAACTAATCATAACTTAACAAATAAACTACAAGGAGTTGCAAATGCCGATGGGTAAAGGAACTTATGGATCAAAAAAAGGTAGACCAGCTAAAGCATCTAAGATGAAAAAAGCTGCTATGCCTAAAAAGAAAAAGATGCCTAAGAAAAAAGCTATGATGAATTACTAGTGTCAAGTAAAGCTAAAAGAAAAGGCACAAGAGTAGAAAATGAAATAGTAAAACTGTTTCAAGCTGAAGGATTTAATGCCAGAAGGCAACCTCTTTCAGGAGCTATACAAGACTTTCCCCACGATGTGCAGATTTCTGATCTCTTTGATGGAACTAATATAGAAGTCAAAGCCAGAAAGAATGGGGAAGGTTTTGCTCAATTAGATAAATGGAAAGGATCAGCTGATCTTTTAATATTAAAGAAAGACTTTTCTAATCCAATGGTGTATCTTGATTGGAATTTATTTAAGGAGTTTTTGTATGAGTATAGACGATCCAGACAAGGTAGTGAATCTGGAGAACAGACAACTGTTCAACATAAGTTATCAAGAGAGACAAAGACTGAGAAAGATAGTACGAATGGTACATCTAAGATTCCTTCCAGCAAGTTCAATAACGGACAAGGAATGCGACAAGGTAATAGAAAGTCTTGGCCCAAAAATCAGAGAAAAATTGCTAGTAGAACATTTAAACAAAGTAAAATAGATGGCCCAACTCAATTACAAAGCAGATGGCAATACCTTAAAAGCGTTTCTCAAGGGAAATGACTTTTTTAGAGGATTAAGAGGACCAGTAGGTAGTGGCAAGTCTGTCGCTTGTTGTATTGAGATACTTAGAAGAAGTCTCTTACAGAAAAAAAACGCACAAGGAAAAAGAAAATCCCGCTGGGCCGTTATTAGGAACACTAATCCGCAACTTAAAACGACTACTATTAAAACATGGTTAGATTGGTTTCCTGAAAATGAATGGGGAACATTTCAATGGAGTGTACCTTACACACATAGAATAACAGTAGGTGAATTAGATTTAGAAGTTATCTTCCTAGCATTAGATAGACCTGAAGATGTAAAAAAATTACTATCATTAGAACTTACAGGAGTATGGGTAAACGAAGCAAGAGAGCTGCCAAAGTCAATTATAGATGCTTGTACTATGAGGGTAGGTAGATTTCCTAGTATGAGAGATGGTGGTGCATCTTGGTATGGTGTTATTGCAGATACAAACGCACCAGAAGAAGATCATTGGTGGCCTATTATGGCTGGAGATGTACCAGTACCAGATCATTTATCAAGAGAAGAAGCATTAATGCTAGTTAAACCTGATAACTGGAGTTTTCATACTCAACCATCAGCTATGACAGAAAAAAAGAGTAAAGATGGAACTTTAGAAGGATATGAAGAAAATATTTCATGTGAAAACAAAAATAATCTTACACCTGATTATTATAATAATATTATTAAAGGTAAAACAAAAGGTTGGATAGATGTTTATGTAATGAATAAACTAGGATCATTAGAAGATGGCAAACCAGTATATCCTAGTTGGAATCAAGAAGCACATTTATCAAAAGAAGATTTAGAAGCTGGTCCAATGACTGTATTTATTGGAATAGATTTTGGATTAACACCAGCTGCAGTCTTTGGTCAAAAGCTACCTAATGGTAAATGGTTAATATTACAGGAGTTAGTTTGTTTTGACATGGGTATAGCTAGGTTTAGTGAACTTCTAAAGCATGAGATAGCAAAGAATTATAGAAACTTAGATATAGAAATATATGGTGATCCAGCTGGAGATTTTAGAGCTCAAACAGATGAGACAACACCATTTCAAATATTAAGACAAAATGGATTGATGGGTAAACCTACACATAGTAATGATGTAGCTCTTAGAATAGAATCAGTTGAAACTACACTTGGTAGATTAATAGAAGGTAAATCAGGATTTGTATTAGATCATAGATGTATAAATCTAAAAAAAGGTTTTAATGGTGGTTATTTTTACAGAAGATTACAAACATCAGGAGATAGATATGATGAGAAACCAATGAAGAATAGATACTCTCATGTTCATGATGCTTTACAATACTTAATGTTAGGAGCTGGAGAAGGTAAACAGCTAATATCTGGTAGAGCAAAACAACCGACAGTAGTTAAAACTAGAGGTTGGAATATATTTGGAAATAATAAAAAAAGAAGTGTATGGCAAAACAGAATGAATGGTTAGTTTTCTTTTATCAAAACGAAGATTACCATAGAACACATAGATTTTTTAAAAAAGGTTATAAACATTGTGGTGTTATGGGATATGATCCTGAAAAAAAAGTATGGATAATAGTAGAAACTTTATTTAGTCAGTTATTAATAGAAGTTATAGAAGAAACAAAGGTAGATGCTATATTTAGAATGATAAAACAAAAAAAAGGTCATATATTTAGAGTTCCTGTAAAGAAAAGTATACCTAAGTTTCCAGTTATAATGGGGAGTTGGATAAAAGAACATTCATGTGTAAGTTATGTGCAAAGATTAATAGGAATGAGCAGATTTTGGGTATTTACACCCTATCAGCTATATTGTGCGTTGAAAAAAGATGGATATTGTGAAATAGACATTTGATATGGGTAGATTTAGAAAGCCAAAATATGAAGAAACTCCTGCTGAAAAAGCAATGAGAGAGGATATTGAAAGAAGAAGGCAAGAAGAATTAGAAGAAAAAGAAAAAAAAGAAGCAGCAGATAAAAAATTAAAAAGAAGAAAAGCAAAAGGAATGGTTGGCATGAGATCGCTTTTCTCTAGAGCTGGTGGTAAAGGATTCTTTTATGAAGGTGAGGAAAATTAATGGGTGGTAAAAGTTCAACTTCATCTAATTCTGGTAGTGGAAGTAGTAACAACAATAATAACAATAATCAATCAACAGTAAATCAAGGTAAAAAATATGTATCTGATACTCTTGGTTTAGGTTTAGGTGGTAAAGCTAATAATTTAACTGGAAAAGATCAAGATTTTTATGGAAGAGAAGCTAGTAAAGCTGCTGATGATTTTTTAATTAGTCAAAATAAAGCAAAAGCTGGAACATATTTTAGACAAGTAGGTGGAGATTTTATTAGAATAAGCCAAGAAGAAGGAGAAAGATTATATAAAGCTGGTGATCCAAGTATTAGTAGATCAGTAAGAGGAACTTCAGAAAGTATGGAAATGAAATACGGATCATCTGGTACTGCAATGGGTAGTGGTGATCCTACAGGAATACTTACAGGAACAAAAATATCAGAGCCAATGTTTAAAAGACAACAAAATATACAAATGGCAGTATTAGGAGCTGGAGGAATAATAGGTGTACCTTTAGCAGCAACAGCTTTTAATGAAGTTAGAAAAAAGACTTATGGTAACTATGTTGATACTTTTATGAGAAATATGGCTAGTTCTACTTCAATGGCTGCATCTAATAGAACAACTTCAAGTCAAAACAAAACAGTAGCAGATCAAACAGCTTCAGAACAACAAGCAGTTATGCAAGAAGGAGAAACTGCAGAAGCATATGCTAAAAGAATGGCTGCACTTACAAGAAGAAACGAAGCATTAAAAGGTAATAGAACATTTTTTAGTGGAGTAAAACAAACAATATCAGGAGAATTATAATGGTTTATACACCAGTAGCAGAAAGTAATATAGGATTTGATCCTGAAAATAAATTTAAAATGTTTATGAAAAAGTATTCTGATGCAGAAGGAATACATGATCATTGGAAAGATAAATATGAAGAAGCATATGAATATACTATGCCACAAAGAGAATCTTTTTATGAAGAAACTATTGGTGAAAGAAGAACAGATAAAATATTTGATGAAACTGCAGTAGTAGGAATACAAGAATTTGCTAGTAGATTACAAGCTGGTTTAGTTCCAACATATGGTAGATGGGCAAACTTAGAAGCTGGATCAGAAATACCTGATGAGCAAAAACCATCTGTAAATGAAGCATTAGATGAAATAACAAAATATGTATTTGAAGTATTATCTGGATCAAACTTTAACCAAGAAGTACATGAAGCATTTATGGACTGTGCTATTGGTACAGGAGTAATGTTAATTGAAGAAGGAGATGCATTAAATCCTATTAAGTTTACTGCAATACCTTTACCAAAGGTAATGTTAAACAATGGACCAGATAATAAAGTAGATACTGTATTTAGAAAAAGACAAATACCATACAATCAACTTATGGTTGCCTATCCTAATGCTGAGATGTCAGAAAAAATGTTAGAAGCAATAGATAAATTTGATAGCAAAAAAGCAAACATAGTAGAAGGTGTTTACAGATTATATGAAAATGAAAATGAAGAAAAATACAAGTATTGTGTTGCTTGTATGAATGAAGAAGAAATAATTTTTGAAAAAGAATTAGAGGGTAATGGTAGCAATCCTTACATTGTATTTAGATGGAATAAAGGATCAGGTGAAGTTTATGGTCGTGGCCCAGTATTCAATAGTATGGCTGCCATCAAAACTACAAATCTTACAGTAGAACTAATATTACAAAATGCACAGATGAATATTAGTGGTATATATACTTATGAAGATGATGGAGTGGTAAATCCTGATAATATAAATCTAGTTCCGGGCGCTTTGATTCCAGTAGCTCCAAATAGTAGAGGTCTTACACCTTTAGCTGGAGCTGGTAGATTTGATGTAGCACAACTTATACTAGGTGATATGCGTCAGAATATTAAGAAAGCATTATATATGGAAACACTTGGTAGACCTGAAGGAACACCAATGTCTGCTACAGAAGTTGCAGAAAGAATGGCTGATCTATCAAGACAAATAGGATCATCATTTGGTAGATTACAAGCAGAATTTATAACACCATTACTTCGTAGAGTAATTAGAATATTATCTAAACAAGGTAGAATAGATATACCTCAAGTAAATGGTAGAGAAGTAAAAATTATATCTACATCTCCATTATCTCAAGCTCAGCATCAACAAGATATTGCAGTAGTAAATAATTTTAATTCTATACTGGCACAAACATTTGGACCACAAATACTTAATATGATTGTCAAACAAGATGAAGTAGCTAGATATATTGCAGATAAATTAGGATTACCAGAAAAGCTAATCCGTGATCCTCAAGAGCAACAAGAATTAATTAACCAGTTGCAAAATATGGCTCAACAGTCTAATATGGCTGCTAATGAGTTGGGAATCCCTAGTCAATCGCCAGAAGGACAGTAAGTCCGAAACACAGGAAATAGATAGAATATTTGCAGCAGTATTTTCTGATCCAGATGGTAAAAAAATATTGGATTATTTCGATAGTATTGTTATGAATATAACTATAAATCCAAGTGCAGATAGTAGAGTACTATGGCATTTGGAAGGGCAAAGATATATGCTGCAACAAATTAAAAATAGAATTAGACGAGGTAAAGAATGGTTGAAGAAGTAGCAACACAAGAAACACAGGAAACAAAAACTCAAGAAAAACCTGAGTATGTTCCTGAAAAATTTTGGAACAAAGATTTGAATGAAGTAAATGTTGAAGAACTTTCAGCAAGTTATAATTCACTAGAAAAAAAATTGGGAGCAAGAACAGATGAATTATCCAAACAAGTACGCGAAGATATTGAAAAAGAAAAAAGAGCTAAAGTACCTGAGAACTACGAAATTACCAAACCTGAATTGGAAGAGGGAGTTGATGTCGATATCAATGCTGATATGCCTTTACTACAATGGTGGCAAAAAACAGCCAAAGATAATGGGCTTACTCAGGAACAATTTAATGAAGGTATTAACGCATTTGTAAACAATGAAGTTAGTGCTTTGCCTAGTGCTGAAGATGAAAAAAAAGCTTTAGGTGATAATGCACAAGCTAGAATAGAAGCTGCTGAACTATGGTCAAAGAAAAATCTATCTACTGATGCATATGAAACTATGGCAAAAATTGCTAGTAGTGCAAATGGAGTAAAATTAATTGAAGAAATAATGAAATTAAATAAAGATGCTCCAATACCAAATACAGAAACAGCTATTGAAGCAGCTCCAAGTTTATCTGATTTAAGAGCTATGATGAAAGATAAACGATATTGGTTAGATAAAGATCCAGCTTATATAAGCAAAGTATCAAATTTATATGAAAAATACTATGGAAACAAGAAAGAGGCTCAGGGTTAAGTGGAGAGATGCTGAGTCACATTCTGAGTGGCTTGATCCTGAAACTGCTAAAAAGTATAAACCAGCCATCAATTATACTGATGGTTTCTTGTTAATAGAAAATTCAGATGTAATTATTTTATATATGTCATACAATGAAACAGACATTGGTGATACTTGTGTTATTCCTAGAGAAAATGTTGTTGATATTTGTGAATTGAAAATAAGTAAAAAATATGTCAGTAAGGTCTCAATAGACCACTAAGGCCCTAGATTTGCCTGTAAAGATAACAAATCAAACTCCTCTGTGACAATCTAGGTAACAAATAAGCAAACACGGAGGTTTAAATGTCTGCTCAAATTACTAATGCTTTTATTACTCAGTTTGAGGCTGAAGTACATATGGCATACCAAAGAATGGGTAGTAAGTTCAAAGACCTAGTGCGTACTGTAAACGGTGTAAGTGGTGAATCTGTAAAATTCCAAAAAGTTGGAACAGGTGAAGCTACTACAAAAGCAAGACACGCTGAGATTGTTGCTATGAACATTTCACACTCAAATGTTACTGCAACTCTATCAGACTTCTATGCGTCTGATTACGTAGACAA